TAAAGGTATGAGAAGCCCCAGACTTTACAAAGTAATAACGCTTTCCCTTCTGTGTAGCTACAGCAGGCAAATTCAATATAACAGAACCGCCCGCAGTATTTCCAATATGGCCCTCGAAGTTTGTATCCAGTGAGCTCGTGCCTGCGGTGTAAGTTTTAAAGGTGCCGTGTTCTTGCAATAACCAAGTAACCGCCTCAGTGCTATCTGTATATTTTAGCATTACCTCGTACTGGGTATCCTGTGTTGGCTGCACTGTTATCGGTTGGTCCGCATAGTTGACCAAGTGTTCTAATACTTGGTTAGGCACATTTTGAATATAGCCGCCAAGGTTTGCAATAGCTTGCTCTTGGTAATTTAAACGATCTGATATTACTTGCGTTCCGCTTTTGCCAATCCGCTGCCCTTCGCCTGAGCTTGTTAAACTTGTATATACTGGACTTACTGCAAGCCATTCGCCTGACCATTGTTCTGACCTTCCAGAGTATCTAACGCCATTTAACAGCCAAGTATAGTTATCAAAGTAAAGGGATTTTATAGGCGAGTAAGTCCCGTTATCAATCCAAGTGCCTTGTATTACAGGAACAAAATTTGCATAAAGTCCGCTTAGTGTATTGCCTAGCATTGCAGTTAAAGTGCCGTGAGTTATGCTATCGTATCCTGCATACCAATCCGTGGCTAAAACTGTATTAGTGCCGTCGCTTACTAGTATGTTACCGATTGAGTATTTATTAGGCGCTGTGTAATATGTCGCATCTATTTCCGCAGTTTTGCTGTTTACTGAACTTGTAGCAGATGGAAAAAATTGCTCTGCTAAATCATAAATTAAATCTGGGTTTTGATATGCAGAACTATCCGCAAAGGCAACTTGTAGTGATCCCCAAAATTCTTTATTTACTAACGCTGATGATTTCCAACCCCTTAATTTTGTATAAGTAATTACAGCCGCTTTTACGTAATCAATTTTAATATACAATTTATCAAATCCAACAGGCGCTGTAGTTAAAGATTTTTCCCAAACAATATCTACCCACGTGCCTAAATTATCTACTGTTATTTTTTCAACTAATTCCCCAACTGCCACGCCTACATTTTGCCAATAACCCGAGCCGTCCGCCTGCATTTTTGCGCCCACTGAGTTTTCAATCCATACTATTACATTCATAAAAGTACGATCTTCTTTCATAGTCCCACTGGCTCGGTATATTTCAGATTTAGAAACAACCCTAATTCGCATTGGCGCGGTGTCAGGGTTTGACCCCGTAGGTATTTGAGTCGAAATTAATTCTAATGCAGTTGTAGTGCTGTCATTAAAAGATCTGACTTTTTTAGCGCCCATTTGTCGCTTTTGATTTATTACCAACTTTTTTAAAGATGGCTGATAATAAAGTGAAGGCTTAGCCATCCATTCAGGCAAAGCGTTTGAGCCTATAGTTTGCCTATGCGATAAAGTAGAAGCCGCTTGGTATTGCAACGTATAAGAGTAGCGCCTAAAAGCCATTGTGCTGCCCGCATATCCATTGGCTGCGTAGATCCAATAAGCCGCTTTATCGTGCATCAGACGGCACCCAAAATTAGTTAATACATTTTCAATCGCTGCTTTGCAGCTTAGCATATTTAACGGCTCATAAATACCATTGGTAACGTCGATGGATTTAATATCTTGGAAAGGGTCAAAGTCTGTGACAAAAGTATTTAAATCTAAATCTAATATGTCTATACCTTTACGAACCGCTTGAGTGGCATAAATTACCGCGGCATCATAAAAATAATTATTATTAATACCAAGCGTTACCCAATACTCTGACAAATTTAAGTTTTCTAAACACTTACGAAATAATTGTGAAGCTTTTATTTTGCCGTCTGTAAACCAAGATTCTTCCACATTAAACCCATCCAACAACTCTAACCCATCAACAGCGGTTAAGTCAATAATTGGTTTGATTTGTATCGCCTCCCTTAATCTTGTCATTTGATCAGCAACAACTCGCCCAATAAAAAAAGGCGTGTTATCTCGGTAAATAATTAATGCCCAATAATTTTCTAAGTTAGTAGACAAAGTTAAAAAATCGTCTAGAACTGTTTGGTTAGGTATAACCCATTGGCTAGATACTCGGCTAGGCCGTATTGGCGATTCGTACCAGGCAGAGCCATCGCCTTGAATCTCTAAGCCAAATCCTTCACCTGCTAAAATTAACTCGGTGCCTGCGGTTGGTGATCCAGTGGGCGCATCCCAAAGCTCTAATTTATAAGTTATATTCTGGATGCTCTTAAATGAGCCAAAGTATTTGCGTGCCATCCTATCCTCTGCTAGAGTCTCTATTATATCGTTCTAAAACTATTGCCAAATCCCTGCCCTGTATACTCGTAGAAGCTACAAATCCGCTGTTGTCGTTTGTCTTTAACATTCCTTTTAATTTATCCAACGGTGCTATAACTTCAGGGTTAGAACTCGCCCCGGGATATTCACCCATAAGGCCGAGCGTTGGCCCGCTTACTATACCACCGTCTGCAAAGGCTGGAACTGACGGCCCTTTTTTCATAGACGATTTAATAGCCCCTCCAATAGCAACTAATGCAATACCTGCAATCAATGCCTCTGTCGGGTTTGCAAATGCAGTTTGCAATTTTTCAATACTGATAGCATAAGCAATTAACATTTTACCGACTTGCGACATAAAGCCTCCAAGTGCAGTTAATATAGCATCGCCAAAATTTGCTAAAACGTCTTGCTGCCCAGACATTGCACCGCCAATAGCTTCACCAAAAGCAACTGCAATATCTTCGCCCATTGTAGCAATGGCGTTACTTACGTCCGTCATTAACTTATCAAAGTCTTGTACTATTTGCGAAAAAGATTTTGGGTCAATTTTAACCTGAATTAAAACAGGCGCAACCGCCGTGCCTGCGATCATGTTAGCCCCGCTAAATTGTTTTGATTTTAATTCATCCGCAACGGCTTTATCTTTTAGTTTTTTATTTCTGTCAATCCAAAAACGCTCTGCTTCCTGTTGGCCTTTGTATCTTTGATTTATGCCTTCAATTGCCGCATCTAATAGCTTTTTATTTCTTTCGACTTGTTGCTTATATGCTTTTTCGCTTTCCTGCTGCCATTGCTTTTGACCCTCATCTACTCGGGCCTGCGCTTTATCTTTTTCGCTTTGGTTATACTTATCGCGCTCAATTCCTAAAACAGTTAAAGCAGCTTTGGTATCATCTATAATTTTACCCCAATTCTCTTTAGTATTTTTGCCAATATTAGCGCGGGCTTTGGCTAATGTTTTATAAAGGTTTTCTTCTTTTAATGCAAGTGCCCCAAGCGTATCGCCTTTGGCTTCTAGTATTTTAATTTCATTTTCATTTTTGGCAATACCTTTATCTAAGGTTGCGTTAAAATCTCTTAAAGCCTTATCAGCAGGAAAAATATAATCTTTTAACTTTTGAAAATTAGCGGCTAGTGCAGCAATGCCTGCAATCGCCACTCCAACCCCAATAGAAAATAAAGCAACTCTAAAGGCAATAGTGGCAGCTGTTGCGCCTGCCGTTGCCACTGTATATATTTTATTTGCTAATGCAAGTATCCCTGTTTTGGTTGCGTTTTCATCTAGTAAAATATTAGAAACCGCTTGCACTCCATTAACCAAAGCAATCGCGCCTTGCAACTTAACCATAGTTTTTTGCAGGTCTTCATTTTCCGCTCCAAATAAAGCAGCCGCGCCTTGTACTGCGCTAAACGCTCCAGCAACCGCCTGCACTCCACCTAGCACCGCATCCAATCTTCGGGTATCACTTCCAAAATAAGCAACCTCCGCCCTCGTGTCACCGATGGCATCCTTCATGCGGCCCGCCTGTTTAATTATTTCATTAGCAACTTGCGCAAACTCTGGGCCCAATGCCCGGGCTTCCATTGCTAATTGGGTTAACTGCCTTACGCTTCCCATCGTTGGGTTACGCGTAGCAATAGCCGCCAATCGTTCCTCCATCGACTTAGCCGACTTCGCAACCTCGGCACTCATTTGATTGCTACTCTTTTGAACTATCGCAATGGCTTTGTTAAAGCCTTCGCGCAGTTTCTCAATGTCTGCGCCAATTACAATATTTAAACTTTTAGCCATTAGATTATAATTTTATCACCAGTTTCTAAAAGCACAAAGTCGCCACTTTCCAAAAGCAAATCGGATTCAACCATAGGCGCACTATAAATATAATTTAGCAAATAGTCTTGGCTGATTTGGTACAGCCCTGCAAAGGCTGCTGTGTCGTCGGCCGTATGATTCTCGCCGTCATATTCGATTACTTGCACGTAAGAATCGTTATAAGTATCTGGAGTGCTAGCGTCATCAAAAGCAACTCGCACCTGCGCAGAAAGTTCTACAGCATCCGCAAAGCTTGTAGCATAAACATTAACTTGCACCCGTGCAAACTCCGTACGACTGTGGCCGCTGTTAGTTGGGTTGGCTGCAATAGAAACAAGGTTGTAACTGATTGCGGGAAATGCCGACTCCTGCGGGATTCTAACGGGGTTTATCCGGGTGCCTACTAACGAAGTGACCCCCGCCGCATAGCTTAAAATTGAATAGACTATTTTTATAGGGGCGCTCATGCTTTCGCGTCTGGGGTTAACTTATCAAAGACATGCGAATATAGTTTAACCGCGTCGTGTATTGATAGGTAATCGGATACCTCCCAAGGAAATGTTAACAGACGTTTGGGCTCAATAGGTTTCTTTAAATGTGGGGCCATGCCCGTAGCAACTGCCCAGCGGGTTATTTCCCATTGGTTTCGGTACTGCTGTTGCTGAGCTTCGCGCATACCTTCCAATTTCAAACGCCAAAAGCGAGGCGTTGACTTTAAAAAAGCCTGCTCACTTAGCATCATTTCGCCATAAGCAATGCGCTCAATCTTGCGCCAAGTTAGCGGGGCGCTGTCGCCCTTGGCAGTTACTCCCCCGTTGACTCTTCAACAGGTGCAAAAAAATCTGTAATTGCAGCCGTGAAGCCTTCCAACGCTGGACTAATTTCTTGAAACTTGTTAATCGCCGCGCCTAACTTTTGCACGGTTGGGTAAGGCGTCTTTTTATCCTGGGCCTCGTAGCCTTCCAAGATCCCGTAAAACGCGCAGCTTAGCGCAAAATCCATAGACTTTGCTAAGTCCTTTTGCAGGTTTAAATCGGCAAAGGATTCCATCCCGGCAACTTCCATAATGTTGCGCAGGCTGTTCATGTTAAATAAAAGGGGATGCTCAGCACCCCCTAGTTTAATTGTAGTGCTCATTGCACAAATATAATACTATTAAGCAACTGTGCCAATAGTCAAAGTTCCAGACCCTTGTAAGGTACCTGTCCAAGTTGCTTTGTCGTTGTTTGGTGCGCTAAGGCTTAATGATGTAAAGAAAGCAGTACCAGTATATTTTTCGTCGCCTGTTACGTTTGTGCTCATTACAATAGTCAACAAAGTACCTGCTAACAAATCGGTAGCTAAGTCTTTAAAAGATTGTTGAGACGCTCCAACTGAAGAGTCATCTTCAAAGATTGCTTCCACGTTCAAAGTGTAGCCATATTCGCCCGCGATAAATTCCTTCGCGCCTGCGCTGTCTTTACTTGTTACGTCGATCATATCTTTTGAAATGTCGATAGAGTGAGAAGTCGCGTTAGCGATTTTTTTAAGTGTACCGCTCACATCTTTATAGATGCTTATGAGCGTGCCGTTTACTGGTCCAGTAGTTGCCATCTTATTTGTATATTAAGTTATTTTTTTTTGCTAGTTTAGCGAGTATTTTATCTACTCCGTT